TTTAGCTGATGCAGTTGATGCATTATCATCAAAGTATACTGCTACACCATTTGAAGAAGCAGAGTCATCGTTGTAAAGAGTTAGGTAAGAACCATCACTCATTGGAACATATAAGTCTGTTTCTGTAGTGTCATTATCTACCAAAAATTTTGCAGCAGATAAGTCCGTGTCTCCATTTTCATCTACGTATACTTGCAAACCATCTGTAGCTGCTGCGTTATCATCCCACATAGTTCCAATAGAAGTTGTGGTTAGTGTAGCATTGGCTTGATAAGTAACTGTTGCGTTGTTTGCTGTGACACTTTCAAGGTGAGCTATCTTTCTGTCAGAGTCAGTTCCAATAGTATCAATATGAGCATATACTGCAACTCCATTAGAAGCAGCAGAATCATCATCTGTAATTGTTACTGGCACTGGAGCTACTCCATAAGCCTTTATTTTTTCATTTGTATAGTCATATGAAAATGCTATACCATCTGAAGGTTCAATAATGATATTGATGATATCATCAAACCCACCAACCATTCCGGGAGTTAGGCTTTCTCCACCAGTTGGATAAGAAGAGTCAAAGGTAATTTCAATTGCTTTGTACTTCAAGTCCCCAGTGTTAGAACCAAACTTCCCTGCCAATACATTGCTATTTGAATCCGTAGCATCTGTTATAGAAATTGCCATTTGTTTATTCCTCCTAGTTTATTGATAGTTTTTCTATCTATATTATTATACTAGCCGTTTTATTTTTTCCTTTTTAGGGCTTCGGCTATTTCATCTCGTTTCGTTTCGCCTGAACTTCCTTCCTTAAAGGTCTTGTATCCCATCTTTTTTGCTTGGGCTGTAGCAACTGCGAAGGGATTATCTACAGCCTTTAGGCTAAAAAATTTGTAGGCTTCTCAACTGTTCCTCTGTAATCAGAAGATTTCTGAAAACAGAACTCACAAGGACAAGACTCTTTATATAAATGTTTCTGGTCTTGTGCCATCCAGTTGAAGAAATCATCAGCTTTTGAAATTTTTATTTCTATTTCCCCTGAGTCTTGAGTTCCACTTGCTTTTATTTTTTCGGCCGTTATAGCAGAAAGTAAATTATTAAATCCCTCAGTTGTATTCATTTCAGATACAGGAGTCTCATCTGAATTACCCCCTTCCACAACACCTCTTTTTTGATACTTCCCAATTTGTGGAACAGTTAAAGCTTCATCATAATGACGCATGCCTATACTGTCTCCAGCCGCATTCACTACCCATGGAACGTACCTATGTCCTAAAGGGTCTTCCTCTGACACAGGTGTATTTCTGGCATATTCAGGTTCCAGTTCACTAGGGAATCCATACTTGTCAAGTAGCCTGTGGTGCTCTTCCTGTCTTGCTTGGGTGTTATATAAAATAGGAAATGCCTCAATTCCATCTTGGGGCATCTCTTTCTTTACATAATCTAAAAATGATTTAGTAAAATCAATCTCTCCATCTTTTGTCATAATTAAGTTCACCTCCTGTTTTTGAACTGGTTCATCATCCGATGGTCCTTCATGTGTGTTTCCACTGTGTCTTGTACACCAATCATCCGCATCTATTGAGCCCTCTACTAGTGAACAGCTCCCATCTTCTTTCACGAAAAAATCGCATGTACCACAACTAAAACCATGTTTTAATTGTCCCTCAGTAGCTTTCTGATAACTGACCTCAGATTTTTGAAACTTTTTGTTTTCTTCTTCGTCTTCTTCATCCTTTACTAAACAACTTCCATCTATACAGGTTGAAGTTGCAGCATCATCAGCTTTTATAATATCAAAAGAAGCTCCTTGATTCACTCCTTTCTCACATACAGTAACTTCTGCAAGCTCTAATTCATCAACTTGCATAACCTCTTGTAATCCTTTTTGAATATTTTGAGTCTTTATTGCACTCCCAGCAATACTATAGCTCTTTAATTTACCACTATGTATTTGTTCGGCTACCTTTTTTGAGATTTTTGTGTCATTTCTAAGCTCGGTTATAAAGAATAACCCATTCCCACTCACCCCTGATTTAAATATCTGACCATTCTTACTTATGTAAGCAGGTAGAGCCCAACCTACTTGTACATCAGAATGAAGAACCATTGCATTTCTGGTTCTAAAATTCTCCATGTATTTATCAAAGGCTTTAGATAATGCATTTGTTGTTATCAAGTGACCCTCTCTGTCAACTAATTCAATTGAAGCCGGCCCTCCAATAACAAGTTTGTCATCATCAGCTATATCCATCTTAGCTAATGCCTTGGTGTAAATACTGTTTTCAGGATAAGCCCTAGATAAGGTTAATAATTCGGCTGGGGAAGCAATTCCTGCCTTATGTAATCTTTTGTACTCATCCAATGCTGGTGAAATATCTTTTCGAGATACCTTACCATCTAAAGATTTTTCTAAAAATAATATACTTGGGTCACCTAAATCAACAACAGAAGGCCCATCACTGGTATTTAACCAGTTTGCTGGATTAGGAATTTCCCCTACCTCTGTTTGAATAGCTTGTGTAGTCATATTATTAATCCGCTATTCCCCATATTACACCGCTAAGTGTCGGGGTTCCTTGTGCCGCTATCATTGATATCTTACCTCTAAAATCTAATGGAAAATTTGTATCTAGCGTTTGTCCACCATAAATTGGTATCCCATTCGATGCCGTCGCAGTCGTATCAAATGCTATATAAATAATATCAGCGGCAGTACCAGACTGATTCTTAAATTGAAATCCTCGAATAGCGGACATAGCGGGCTTCTTAATTGAAGTAGATAAATTTGTAGTACCTGTCCATTCATAAAGACTGCCCTCAGCTCCAGTTTGGTTACCATCTAGGTAAGTGGAAACTGCTGTGGTGTCTTCCCTAACTTCAAACATTATTTTATCTAAATAAAAGTTTATGTTGTGTTGAGCCGGAGTAACCACATATAGTCTATAACTTGCGGCATCCGTGTTTGCTGGTATAGTATATTGTGTATTTATAGCTACCCAACTAGTATCTAGACTGGAACTTCCAGACGAAGCTAGTTCAGTTGTTCCTGCTGAATCCATGATATTAATTTCTACTGTGCCTGAAGCGGATGCTCCTCTATGTTCACATTGAACTGTAATATGTTGGGGGTGTATACTTCGGGCTATTGTAGGGGAAACCCAATAAATTCCTTCTCCTAACGCTGAGTTAGCTGGGTTTACTAGTAGTGAAGCAGCTCCTTCAGATTGTTGTCCTGTATCCCTAGCCGCAGCTGAACCCGTTACTACAAATTCTGTAACAGTACTTCCTTCTATTCCCGGATTCAAAACCCAGTTAGTTGCTTTTTCACCACCACTTGCTACTATACTATATACATCTTCTGCAGTTGTACTAGCAGCATTAGAGATTGCAACATATCTATTATATGTATGAACCGAACTTCTGGTAGAATTGTCTACATCCCATTCTCTATAATCTGTGTGTCTTTCGTTAGCCATTTATATATTCTCCTGTTTATTTAAAATTTATGATAGCTACAAAGCTACCCATTACAGCTGAGGTATGTACAAATAATATCCCTATTGCTAAAAGAATACTTTTCATTCCATACATTTTGTTACGCCATTGAGATATATTATCGACTTGGGTTTCAACCCTCTCTAAGTTTAGGGAAAGTTTTTCGTTAAGGGCGTTCTGACTTGAAATATAAGAATCTAATCGTTCCATATAAACGGCTAAATTCACTTGTGTATCCTTAGTGGCCACTTATTAGTCCTCACAAAATATACTATTTTTTATAAATAAGCAGGGGTGCCGGTTAGAGTAGCACCCCCGCTTGGGATTGAACTAAACCTTATGAGTTTAGGTCTGCTATTTTTGCTTGTACAAAAATGTTCTTACATCGCATTTCAGCCATAGTGTAGAGTAATCCTCTAACAACTAGTGCATTTGCTGCGAAGTAATCTCTGTTCTCTACATACTGCGTAGGTTGAGCAACAGCGATTTCTATGTAATCAGTATCCAAAACGTAAACATTTGAACCAAGAACTGCATCAGCTGTTGATACAGACTTCGCTACGTCAGCGTCTGGGATAATTGGGATACCTTGGTAAGTAGCTAGAACTAGTCCAGTTCTTGTACCCGGGAAAGTTCTTTCAGAACCTACACCCACTTGGTACTCTTCTTGTCCTAAGTATCTTTGGTTACTATTAAGCAATCTTTCTAAGTTGAAGTATTGGTCGTGCCCCAAAAGGATTAGTTTTGGTTCTCCACCATTTGTTCTAATTTTCTGAATTGCGGTATCTAGTAAGTTTAGACTTAGAGCTCGTCCTGTTCCTGAGTTAT